CTCGCGCACGCCGCAGCGGCAGATGCTCGCCGCGATGGCGCGTTCGTGCAGCGTCCCAGTTACGTCTACTACGTCTAAGCCTCTTGGAGGGCGCATGGAAGCATCACAAGCCCTGATGGTGGCACAAGACCTGTACGACAAACTCATAAAGCGTCGCCCGTTCGTGGAAAAGACGGACAAGTATTGCGAGGGCGACCAGCCCCTCGCGTTCGCCTCGCGTGAATGGTCAGAGTTCCACAAAGACCGGTACGCGGGATTCTCGGATAACTGGTGCGCACCAGTCGTGGATGCGTCCACCGAGCGTATCGAACTGGTGGGCGTGACTGGCGAGGATCGCGGCCTAAAGGATCTGTGGACGCGCTGGCAACTCCAAGACGGCGAGGAACTATTCGCCCAGGGAATGCACGCGACCGCCACGAACTCGACCTCATACGTCATCGTGTGGGGTGATCGTGACGATAACCCGCTGGTGACGTGGGAGCACGCCTCTGAAGTGCTCACCGACTACGATCCAGCGACCCGCCTGTTGCGGTACGCGATCAAATCCTACGTGGATGGCGAACGCGAGTTCTTGACACTGTTCACACCAGATGTTGTGTGGAAGTGGCAGCGTGACACGTTCAGTGTCGGCGGGCAGGAACAGACCAAGAACGGCGTGCTCGTCGCGCGTTCAGGTGTTGGCACCCACTCAAGCTGGAATCCAGCACCCGGCGATGACACGTGGCCGCTACCCAACCCGATAGGTGTAATTCCGGTTGTGGAGTTCCCCAACGATTCACGCCTGACAGGCGGGGCGATCTCCGACATCAGCGGCGCAATGGCCATGCAGGACGCAATCAACCTGCTGTGGGCCTACCTGTTCGGTGCCGCAGACCACGCCTCACTGCCCGCTCGTGTCGTGATGGGCCAAGAACCACCGAAGTTGCCGATCCTGAACTCAGAAGGACAAACCATTGGTGAACAGCCTATTGAACTCAAAGACCTGCAACACGGTCGCCTCTTGTGGCTGACCGGGCAAGTAGGACAAGACACAAAGATCGGGCAATGGGATGCCGCACGGCTCGACGTGTTCACCGAGGTAATCGAAATCGCGGTGGGCCACATCGCCGCTCAGACACGAACACCTCCGCACTACCTGAACACCAAGGCCGGTTTGTCGAACCTGTCTGGTGATGCTCTCGTAGCAGCGGAGACAGGCCTGGTGAAAAAGGTCCAGCGTCGTATCCGCGGGGCACGCAAGGCCGTACGCCGCGTGTTCCAACTGATGGCTCTGGTCACAGGCAAGAAGGGTCTTTCCGACCTGATTGTTGCGGGCATGTTCGAGTTCGCTAACCCGGCGATGCGTTCTGAAGCCCAACTCGCTGACGCGCTACTGAAAAAGGCTCAGATCGGCTACCCGTTTGAGTACCTGATGGAACTCGACGGTATAGACCCCGATGATCGTGAACGCATCCTAGCGATGCGGGACCGGGAGTTGATAGGTGATTACGAACGGGACGGCATGAATGTACACCCAGACGATACCGGCACCAACGCACCGATACGCGAGCCTGCTTCAACGTGAACAGGGCAGGCTTGAACGCTCGCTACAGCAGGTCTTCCCTCGCATCGATACCTCGTTCGCTCCTGTAGCGGGCCTGCTGGCGGCACGTATCGCAACCTCCCAGCAGCGCATCGCGACCGCTGGAATGAACTACACCGAGGAACTACTGGGCGAGTTCATCGAGGATGCAGGAACGGTCACAACCCGCCCTTTGGTGGGCGTGACCGGCGCTGGAATCGACGTGGAGGAAGTCTTTGCCGGTGCACGCATCATGTCCACGCAGGATTCTTTGCGTGCAGGGCTGGTGTGGGCACTGCAACTCGCGCACACCGCCCTGGCAGACACGGGCCGACAATCGGTTGTCCTGGGCATGGGCACACGCAACTGTGGCGGATACATGCGCGCGCTCGTCGGTAACACCTGCTCACGCTGCGCGATCCTAGCGGGACGGCTGTATTGGACTGAAGAACCCTTCAAACGTCACCCACAATGCGACTGCCAGCACATCCCATACAAGAGCGAACCAGACGAGAAGTATCTCGTAGACGCTGAGGACTATTTCAACAGCCTCAGCGAGGCTCAGCAAGACAACACGTTCACCAAGGCGGGCGCTGAAGCGATCCGCAACGGCGCGAACATCAACCAGGTTGTCAACGCTCGGCGCGGAATGTGGAGCGTCGCGGACATGAACGGGCGTCGCCGTATGGCACGCCGTGAAGTGTTCGGACAGCAACTCTACGTCACCAGTGAAGGCATGACCCGGCGCGGTATCGCCTACTCACGCCTGCGCGACCGACGAGCCGGAGACGTGAAACTCCCCGGCTCACGCTACGTCCAATCACGAGCGCCACGCATGATGCCCGAAAGCATTATGGAAGTCGCTGGCACAAACAAAACCCTGTATCTGAACCTACTCAAACGTCACGGATACATCCTCTAGCCTCACCTATCCGGGTGGGGCTTTCGTATTTCTACCGCAATGGAGAAACCATGTTTAAGTCCCTGTACCAGCGCAAGAACCTGCGATTCGTGGAAGCCCCGACTGGTGGTGATCCGGCTGGTGGCGGCTCCCCAAAGCCGACTCCCCCAGAGCCAGACCCCGAAGGCGAACCCGGCGACGACGAGACGCCTATCGAGGGTGAAGAGCAGCTACGCGACGCGGGTAAGAAGGCACTGGACTCTATGAAGTCCAAGTGGAAGGACGAAGTAGCAGCCCGCAAGAAGGCTGAGGCTGAACTGTCCGCCCTCAAGGCCGCAGCCGATGGCCGCGAAGCCGAACACAAGGCCGAACTTGAAGCGCAACGCATCAAGGACGAAGCCCTCAGCGCGGCAAACAAGCGCATCTTGACAGCCGAGCTACGGGCAGCCGCCAAGGGTGCTCTAACCAACGCTGAGGACGCGCTGGTGTTCATTGACCTTGACGAGTTCGAGGTCGGTGATGACGGGTCTGTTGATACAGACGCAATCGATTCAGCAGTTAAGAAGCTGCTGGAAGAACGGCCCTACCTCGCCGCGCAAGGTGAGCGGAGGTTTACGGGCGACGTGGGACAAGGCGTGCGCAATGCAGGCAAAGACCCCACACAACTCACGCGTGCAGACCTTGCACGCATGACCCACACCCAGATTGAGGAAGCCCGCAAGGCTGGGCGACTCAAAGACCTGCTGGGTAAGTAAACCACCGATAAGGAGGCCACCTGATGGCTATCGACCATTTCATTCCGGAGATCTGGAATGCCAACATCCTGGAAAACTTCCGCCAGACCGCGATTTTCGCCGGACTCGCTAACCGCGAGTACGAGGGAGACGCAACCAAGGGAAACACCGTCCACATCACGGGCGTTGTCGATGTGGAGGTCAAGGACTACAAGGCCGCGAACCGCACCACGACCGCAGATGACATCACCGACACTGGCATCGATCTTCTGATCGACCAGGAGAAGAACTTCGACTTCTACGTCGATGACATCGACCGCGCACAGGCAGCCGGATCTCTGGACGCCTACGGACGCTCGGCGGCAAACGGTCTGGTCACTGACGCTGACCAGTTCCTTGCCGCACTGCTGATCGCAGGAGGCATTGCGGTCACTCCCGGCGCGCCAGCCACCGACGCTGCCAGCGCGTGGAACGTGTTCCGTGACCTGCGCAAGGTACTGAACAAGAACCTCGTTCCCCAAGGCTCTCGCGTGGCGTGCATCAACGCCGAGTTCGCGGCTCTGCTCGAAGAGCACGACTCGAAGCTGATGAAGGTCAACGAGTCTGGCACCACGTCTGGACTGCGTGACGCAGCCATTGGCCGCATCCTGGGTATCGACGTGTACACCTCGGAGAACCTGCCCGAGACCGACAAGCCACAGATCGTGGCTTGGCACCGTCCAACCTTGGCGTATGTCTCCCAGATCCAGGAGACCGAGGCCCTGCGCGCTCAAAACAAGTTCGCTGACCGTCTGCGCGGTTTGCACGTGTACGGAGCCAAGATCGTGCGCCCGACCTCGGCGGTGCACTGGACTGCGGCATGAGTGTACGCGTGGTTGGAATATCCGGCACACCGATGGACCTGCCGGACGCGGTAGCCTCCGGGCTTCTCGCGTCCGGCGTGGTCACACGCATCGATGAACAGCAGCCAGAGGCAAGCGAACCTGAAAAGCCCAAGCGTGGACGCCCACGCAAAACCGACGCATAAGGATGGTGGTGGAGATGGAACCCCTGGCAACCATTGAAGACCTGGACGCACTAGGCATCTCCACCACCAACACCACTCTCGTGGAATCACTACTCGAGTCGGTCTCCTCAGATATCCGTAACGCGGCAGGATGCCCCATCAGCCCAGTCACCGAAACCATTCACGTGACTGCGAACCGCGAACAATATCTACCCCTACCCGTCAAACCGGTCACCGCTATCCACAGTGTGGAGATCGACGGCGTACCGGTCACCGGGTGGCGGCTGGTTGATGGACGGTTGTGGCGTCCACAAGGATGGTCCGGCTATGCGCCAGCCATCGTGGATGTGAACCTGACGTTCGGGCAGCAAGTACCCAAAGACATCGTGCGTCTGACCTGCATGATGGTTTCTGCAGGAGTGGAGGCCGCGAAAGAAGGATTCAACTCCACACGCGGACTAACCTACGAATCGATCGATGACTCCCGCGTTGGCTACGCCACCGGCGATAACGAGATCGTAGACCCGGCAGGCCTTCCTGAAACCACCCGCACGATGCTGCGCAACCGATTCTCCGGTGGCGTCGCAGTCACGGGAGGCTACTGATGCGATTCCCACGTAGGGCGCTGGCACGCGGGCGCGCCAACGCTGAAGAGCTCATGAGTGATCACATCCTCATCGAGCGGATCACCGGGTATGGGCCTATCGATCCAGTCACGACCACCCGTCCACCGATCTACACGACCATCCATGACGGCATCGGGAAGATCCAAGCCTACGAAGGCCAATACGAGCAATCCAAGCAGGCCGGTGGCGGCGATTACGTGGAATCACGATCCTGGCTCCACACACCAGTTGATGCCGGGCCTTTCCAGCAGGGCGACCGGGTGACCATCATCGCGGCCCCGCACGATCCTTCACGCATCGGTGAGCAATTCCTTCTCGAAGCTGCCACCGGTAAATCCATCGCGACAGCCCAACGCCTGCCCATCACCATCGTGGAGGCGATTGTATGAGCGATGACCTGACACGCCTGATCGCGGACCTGGACAAGGCACCCAAACAGGCGTTGAAAAACACCCAGCAGATCCTTGAAACAGCCGCGCACAAGATCAAGGAAGACGCCAGCCAACAAGTTGCAGCGTCCCCCTCCCTCAAGGGCGCTCGTAGCTCTATCGACTACGACTCGCGCGCCACGGTGGGAACACTGCGCGTTGAGGTGGGCTTCAACAAGGGCCGTCCCGGTGGGCCGCTGGGCAACATCATCGAGTTTGGTCTGTTCTCCCCGCAAGGCGCGTTCGGTGGAGGTAAAGGCGAACTGTTGGGCGCACTGGAACGCGAGATACCGGCTATCGATAAGCATGTGGGCGACATGATGGGAGACCTGATATGACCATCCACCCGCTCGCCGCTGCGTTCACGGCGCTCCTACCCGCCCAGTGGCCGATCTACGACGGGCAGATCCTCGATGACAAGGGGACTCCCTACCCCGCCGATGATCTGCCCACACCGCCGTGGATCTTCTTGGACTTCCCCGAACCTGACGCACTAGAGCGCTCACTGGCGGGCGGTGTTCACGCGATCACCATTGAGGGACGCGTCCTGCTCTATCACACCGACATCGAGGGTATCCGGCTCATGGCGTCACACGTCACCCGCGCACTCGATACTGCGCGCCTGACCCTACCGGGGTGGGCGTTCGGTCTGATCCGACTCGATCACCCCATCGGCCCGGGCCAAGACCGAGACGTGAAATACACCGGTGGCATCCACCCCATCGCCACGTCCTACGAGTTCACCTTCACAGCCTCCAAAGGAGCATCACCATGACATGGTTCGTGCGCGTGCGAGACAAATCCACCAAGCATGAATACGACCTTCCCGAAGGCCACCCCCACATTCGCGGCGGGCTTGTTGAGCCTGTCCGGCGTAAGGGCAAGGATTATCCGCGCTCGCGATATCCCCGCCCGCCCCGCCATTTCAAGCGGCTCCCACGCTCGGAGCCTCACATCGAACCCTCACCAACCGGTGAGGGTTCTTCCATTTCCACGGAAACTGAGGAGGCTCACTCATGAGCAACATCCCGTCAACACCATTGGACGGTAATTTCACCGTCTGGTTTGTTCCCACTCTCGCCAACCCTGCCGCACCTACGGTCGAGGAACTGAACGCCGCAACGACAGTGAACCTGTCGTGCTACCTGACAGGTTCAGGTTTCGCTGACTCGGCAGATCAGGCCGCGATCACCGATGACCGTCTGTGCGATACGTTCGTGCGCGAGCAGCCCGGTCGTGTCACCCCGTCACTCGAAGTGACCTTCATCGACAACACCAACTCCGAGTTTGAGGAAGACTTCAACGCGGCTGTCGAGTGCCTTGTGCCGGGATCGAAGTACAACCTGGTCACTCGCCGCGGGAAGGCATTCGACGCGCCCGCAGCCGCTACAGACCGCGTGAACGTGCGTGAAGTCATCGGCGGCATGCACAACGAGGTCGCCCCTGAAGCAAACAGCGTCGCTCGTTCGGTGGCTAAGCAGTTCATCCAGGGGTACATCAACCGCGCACAGGTTGTCGCGGCCTAGCCCCACCCCTACCGGTATGACGAGCCGCCCAGTCGTGGCGGCTTTTTTCATGCCACAAAACCGGCCTGCCCGCGCGTGTGTTGGTCCGCGCGGGCAGACCCCACAGACCAACACGACCACAAGTAGAGGAAGTATCTTTCATGGCTCTTTCAATGAAGCGTGCCACTGTGACTGTCGAGGTGTGCACCGACATGGAACTCAACGCCACACACGAACAACTCTCCATCGACTTGGCCAAACGTGAACGTAGCGGCGTGAACGATGACCGTCTCACCGGCGACCCGCTGGCACGCCAGATCGTGGAGATCGAACGGCAGATGGCTGAGCATGTCGTGCTGTTCACGCTACGCGCCCTCCCCCGCAAACTGTGGGTGGGTTTGAAGGCCGCACACCCGCCACGCGAAGACGACACCGTTGATGAAGCGTACGGAGTCAACGTATCCACGTTCGTGGACGCGGCACTGATCAAGTCGATTGAGTCAGTCACCCACAAAGCCAATGGCGAGGTGATCGAGTTCAACCCGGCCACCGACTGGGCAGGGTTTGCCGACGAACTGACCAACGGGCAGTGGGAAGCGTTCGCTAACCGCCTGTTCGCGCTGAACAACTCCAACGTTGCAGTGCCTTTCAACTCCGCCGCGTCGAAGAAAACCCAGACCTCCGGCGAGAACTAGAAACCGCCGAGCGGTTGGGTATATCCCACAAACGCTTCACAGGGTGGGAGCCGCGCACGGTCTATGAGTATGACGCTCAGGGCCGCCTGGCGGCTTCCACACTGGAAGTTGAGTGGGACGAAGAGCAGCGCGATCTGATGATTGCGTTGCAGGAGTACCGCGCCTCGCTATGCCCTTTGTGTGGCTGGCGGCGCGAGATCTGCGGTAACAGTAAGAACTCACACCTCATTGAGATACCCACCCCTGAACGCTGCTACGTGGCAACAAACCTTGAGGTCGCCAAAGACCGCGAAACCGCTAACGGGGCAGTCGTGCAGCAACCATCCGCACGACTATGGGGCGCACGGCTGAAGGTTACTTAGCAAGATCGGGGCAGTACACATTCACGATGCCGCTGATCGCGTCGTGCGCGTAGTCGATATCTCCGGTCGCATCGTAAATCTGGTCACGGATTACCTGCGCACCATCATCACCAGAACTCCGTATGGACTGGCAGGCGACCCCGCCGTAAGTCGTCATTTCCTCGGCGGTTACAGAAGCACCAAATGCGGCTCTCATAATCACGACTAATTCATCAATCGATACATCTGTGGTCGCTACTTTGTTTCCACCACACGCGCTGAGAAGCACCGCTGCCGCCATAACTATGGCGGCTTTTTTCATGCCCTTTTTCATTTCTCTTGGCTCCTAAACGAGGTGGTCTCCTATGGCGAATCGTACCGTGAAGGTCGTTTTGGAAGCGAGTGTTTCCGGTCTGGTAAACGGGTTCCGCACCGCCAACAAATCAGTTAAAGACTTCAAAGACGGTTTTGATAATGCGGTAAAAACCAACTCGGCAGACATTGAAACGCTCAACCGATCGGTTGGGGTTCTCGGTGGCGCGCTGACCACTGCGGCGGGCATTGCCGTCAAGAAGGCAGCAGACTTCGAGCAGGCGATGTCGCACGTGCGTGCAGCTACGCACTCATCCGCCTCAGAGATGCAAGTCCTCAGCAAAGCAGCACTTGAAGCGGGCGCTGACACAGTGTTCTCTGCATCTGAAGCAGCCGGAGCCATTGAAGAACTCGCCAAGGCAGGTCTTTCTACATCCGAAGTGCTTAGTGGAGGTTTGGCTGGCTCGCTCGACCTCGCCGCTGCGGGCGGCCTTGGTGTCTCCCAAGCGGCAGAGATCATGTCTGCCTCGCTCAACCAGTTCAACCTCAGCGGAGACAAGGCAAGCCACGTCGCAGACCTGCTCGCGGCGGGTGCCGGTAAAGCCAACGGTGAGGTCTCTGACCTCGGCATGGCCCTGAACCAGGCTGGTCTCGTGGCAAACCAGACCGGCCTCTCGATTGAAGAGACCACCGGAGCACTCACCGCGTTTGCTCAGGCCGGTTTGATGGGGTCGGATGCTGGAACGTCACTAAAATCGATGCTTCAGCGCCTCACCCCTCAGTCCAAGGCAGCACGTGACCAGTTCGATGAACTGGGTATCAGCGCCTACGACGCGAACGGGCAGTTCATCGGTCTGGCTGAGTTCTCTGGACAGTTGCGAGACGCGATGCGCACCCTGTCGCCAGAAGCCCGCAACGCGGCTATGTCCGTGATGTTCGGTTCGGATGCAGTGCGTGCGGCAACCGTCCTCTATAACGAGGGTGCCCAAGGTATTCAGGGCTGGATTGATGCAGCCAACGATCAAGGCTATGCGGCTGAAACAGCACGCTTGCGCCTAGACAACCTCAAGGGCGATGTCGAAGCGCTCGGCGGCGCGCTCGATACCGTGTTCATTCAGTCCGGCTCAGGTGCGAACGACGCACTACGGGAAATCGTTCAAGGCGCGACAGCCGTTGTTGACGTTCTAGGCAAGATGCCCGCATCCGTTCACAGCGGGATCGGCATCCTCGTGGGTTCGACCGGTGTGGCGATGCTCGCGGCCTCGGGGATCTCGACTCTGCGTAAGAACGTTGTCGAGACAAAAGCTGCGTTCCAGGCTCTTGGCATGACCGCCAAGACTGCTGGCGTTGCGATGGGTGTTGCCGGTATTGCGATTACGGCGGCAACTGCTGGTCTAGCGATCTGGGCATCTAAGAGCGCAGAAGCAAAACGGCGCACAGACGAACTCAAGGGCTCTCTTGACGAGGCTACTGGCGCGGCCACAGATAACAGCCGCAAGGCTGTAGCCGCGGCACTTGAGGTCGAACGCGGCTTCGGTAACTCCCGCTGGGGACACTCAGCGCGAGAAGACGCCGAAGCAATGGGGATGGGCATCAAGACTGTCACCGATGCGGCTCTCGGGAACGCCGATGCGCTTAAGGAACTGGAAAAGCAGTACGAGGCGCACCGGCAGGCAGTCATCCACAATGACGGGGAACTAAGTGAAGCCCGCACGATGTGGGATAACGTCCGCAACTTCATCGAGGATCACAAAAACTCGCTCACTGACGCACAAATTGAGCTGGCCAACTCTAAAGCAGCAGTTGGTGAACTATCAGGCGCGCTAGGCGCCGCGTCTGGCGCTTTGGGCAGCACAAAAGCAGCCGTTGATCCGCTGACAGACGCGTGGCGCGAGAACGCAGAAGCAGCGCAAGCCGCGTTTGACGCGACGATGGACTACATCAACGGTGCAGTGTCGGCAGAACGTGCCGCGATGTCGTACGAAGCAGCTCTCGACAAGATCAGTGAATCGGTCAAGGAGAATGGCCGCACACTCGATATCACCACGGAGAAGGGCCGCGCTAACCGTGATGCCCTACTCGACATCGTGGATGCGGGTCAACAGAAAATCGAGCAGGCCGCGAAGGACGGTAAATCCGAAGAACAGTTGCAGAAAATCATGCAGCGCACTCGGGATGACGTTATCGCTGCCGCGATGCAGTTCGGCAAGAGTGAGAAAGCCGCAGAAAAGTATGCAGACAAACTCGGACTGATCCCCGAAGACGTTACAACCGCAATTACCTTGGAGGCATTCACCGACGCTGCTGACGCGCAGATCCGTGACTTCATCACACGCCAGCAGATGAAGACGATCAACCTGCGCGTACAGGCGAACCCGTCTTACTCCCCCGCGCACGCTTCAGCTCAGGTCATGCGTGCAAGTGGTGGTTCGGTGTTTGGGCCTGGCACTGAGACCTCAGATTCGATCCCCGCACTACTCAGCAACAACGAGCACGTGTGGAGCGCGAAAGAAGTCAAGGGTGCTGGCGGTCACGGCGCACTCGAACGGATGCGGTCACTCGCCCGTGCAGGCAAGCTCCCTGCGTTCGCGAAGGGTGGTGCTGTTGCCCGTGATGACCGGGTTGCTCAACTGCTGAAGCAGGATAAGCAGGACGTTGAGGCTGCGAAGGCTCAGGTTAAGCAGCGTCGGCGTGCTGAGAACGCGGCTCAAAGCTCGTACAACTCGATTGACGGGAAGAAAGAGAACCAAGCAGCGAAAAAGGCTGCGAAACGGCGGCTGGATGACGCGAAAAAGGCGACGAAGGCAGCGGAAAAGGAACTCAAGGAAGCCCGTGATCAGGTTGCGGCTCGTCGTAAGGAACTCGATGAACTGCGGTCGTTTGAGCAGTCTCTGACTATCGATGTGCGCCGCGGTGAACTGCAATCGCAGGGCACGTCTGGGTTGTCGGGTGCGTATGGTCTGGTGGATCAGGTGCGCTCAGCATCTACGATGTCGGGCCTGACAAACAAGCAGTCCAAGGACATGTTCGCTTCTGCGGTGAAGGCTGAGAAGAACTTCAAGGCCCTCTACGCCGAGGCTGACCGGCTACAGAAATCCCTTGATAAGGCTGAGGGCAATCTGGCCGATATGCGCTCGATTTCGGCGGGTATCAAGTCGAATCTTTCGGGCGGGTTCTCGCTGACTGATTCCATTCAGGAAGAGCAGTGGGACCGCGGAGGCCGCACCCAAAAGCGTGGTGTTACGGGCGCTGGAATGCTCTCCGATGCCAAGGCCTATCAGGCGAAGGTCAAGCGCCTGGGTGCGCGGTTTAAGACCTTGGCTGATTGGGGTGCCTCGTCGGAGGTCTTGCAGGAGATCGCGGGGTACGGCTTAGACGATGCCTTGTTGATCGCTGAAAAACTCACCAAGTCCGAGGTCCAAGAACTCACCGGGGTTTTCGCGGGCATCTCGTCGGCATCCGGTTATGTCGGCAACCAGGCGACTCGGAACTACACCGATTCGTCCGGCGCGTTCTACGCCAATGGCGTGTATGAGGCCAAGGAAGAAGTGCTTGGGCTGCGCGCCGACATGAAGGAAAACAACAAGGAGATCAAGAAGCAAACGAACGACCTGATCAACGCGCTGGCGAAGCCGTTCGAGGTCAAGTACTCCAAGGGCCAACTCACCTCCATCGTCAAGAAGAAGGCAACCGGTGGCCCAGTCATTGGTCCAGGCACTGGAACCTCAGACGATATTCCAGCGCTGCTGTCCAATGGCGAGCACGTGTGGACTGCACAAGAGGTCCAAGCGGCTGGCGGTCATGGCGTTGTCGAGGGACTGCGCCAGTTGGTCAAGTCCGGCGCGACGCCTACGCAATCGCGATCAATCGACATTCCTATCAACCCGCGTCTTGCAACCCAGGTCGCGGTGACCACGGTGGTGGATATCGATTATGAGCGTCTGGCTGCTGCGGTCAACGAGGTGCTTGAGAACCGTCCTGCCGAGCAGTTGGTGGCGAACCTGCATATGAGTGGCCGTCCGGTCGCGCAAATGCAGGCGGAGATCAACCGTCAAAACAAGAACTGGGGTGCCTAATGGATTACGCACTGTTGGGGCCTGTCGCGGAAATGCGGCAGGCGCCGTGCCCTCAACCCGGCGTTGGGGTCTCAACCGAGCGGCGCTCGCACGAGATGGTCACCCTCGACGGGACTCGGCATATTCAGGTCACGCGTGCACGGCACAAGTCGTGGGCGTTGTCGTATGCGTGGCGAGACGCCCGCGAGGTCGCGTGGATTCACGAACTCGCGGCGGGTGGTGTGGTTGGCCCTATCTGGCTGTACACCTTTGACGCTGCCCGCGAGAATCTAGCACCGCCTGCCCTTCAGGTGGGCGGGTCTGGCGTGATAGCCGGTCGACGGATACTCGCGGCGGGTGACCTACAGGTTGGGGTTTCACGCCAGATCCCAGTACGTCCCTCAACCCAGTACATGTTGTCGTTCTTGTCGAATGGCAGCGGCTCGATCACGCGGAAGGCGTTCACTGCGGCGGGACTCGAACTGTCATCTGTCGCGGTCCCCGCGGGCGCGTCAGGTTTTCGGGTCACCGACCTGTTTACCGTTCCCGCCAACGCCGCTTACCTGACCTTGACGGTCACTGCCGGGGTCGGTCAGGTGCGCATGACCGAAGGCACACATGAGGGTTTCATGTCCGGGGATGGGGTGCCACCGGTCTATATCGCAGACCCTGACCGCACCCTCCAACTGTCATCTACT